CTCCAAAACTACTTTATCTAATGAATCTAATTCGTAACCAATTCTGCTTTTCAAAAACTTTACTCTGATTGAATCGTTTTCGTATTCAATAATAAAATCATCGTTAGGTATATAAACATTATTTACCATAACATTTATTCTTTGCTTTGTATTTATTTCCGACATTTCATATAGAATACTTGGTATAGTGTAACCATCTTTTTTAAATACATAGTAAGTCGTATCTGTTAGGTCATCCGCTTCTAATCGTATTCTATTATTAGAACGATATAATTTTTTGGTAATATCTAATATGTTTCTTTTCATCCAATCTCAATAAATTTACCAGTTATTGTTACCTCATCAACACTAGTTATACTATACCCTATATTTGCAGGTATAAAGGTAATAATAAGTTGATTAGTTGATGATGAATATGTTACGGTAAAATTATTAGGTTGAATCATTCTGACGCCGTTTATGTATACCTTTACATCATAACTTATCGTATCAATTGTCAAACTTGCTGTTATTGTAGATGATAATGCCGCAGGCGTTTTTACTAATTTTACATTACTGAATGTTATAGTATCATTTGCAACGGGATTAGCTGATTCCGAATTGTTTAGTGATAAGAAATCTATAAGGTCTTTGTTATCGTAATATGCGGATGGTTTGGTTAGGATACCTTCCAAACGACCATCGGCAGTAATATCGGTTTCCGATGTAAAAACTGCGACTTTTGTTATGTTTTTTTGTTTCTTAATTGTATCCTGTCCGTCATATTTTTCAGGTAACAAATAGGCTTTTACATTAAGACTAAACTCAACCCGATTTATTCTTTCAGTTCCTTCGCCAACTTCATTTACAATATTGTAGTCACCTATTGTTGTTATAAATTTGAATTTGTGTTTGTCACCCCAATATTCATCGGAAGCAAATGTAAGAGATTCTACAACCAGATTAAGATGTTCTGTAAAATTTGTCCATCCCATACATTCGTAGTTTATTTCTACATAGTCTGGCATCGTTATGTTGTAAATATCGTATTTAGGTTTAGCTGTCGGGCCTAATACACTAAACCGGTCATAACGATTTTCTTTTGACCATTTCTTAATACCTCTATAAGATACATGCCTATTTAACATAGACATACTTTCATTTTTTGCTACACTATTTCTTCTAATCATTAATAATGGTAATTGTATACGACCGGCGGCATCTCTAAATACTCCCTGCCGTCTTGCTCCAACCCATCTCTCTGAATTACCGTAGATTACAGGTATTTTTATTGACTTACCACCCTGTTCTACTTTTGGTAAAACAACATCCTCTAAATAACTCATAATAGCATAATCTACATCAAATAGGGTGATACTTTGTTTAATATCATTCTTCTCCGATTTGATTTGTAGATTTCTATCCGTTTTTCTTAAAGGGTCTGTTGCTGCCATTTTCTATTAGTTTACTCTTTCTTCTATACCCAATGTAGACCTGTTAGCCAAGAATGCGTTAACAACTATACTAAAGTTATTTACTGGCTGACCACCCGAGTACTGAACCTCATATGTGTAATTGACTTCGTAATATGTGCTGTCAAAGTATATAACATCTCCAATTTCGGGATACAAATTCTTTTCTTCGCAAGCAAATCTGTCAAATTTGAATGTGATTGTTTGAGATTGTTCGGGTCCAAAACCTTCGTATTCGGTTGTGCCCGGATCTTTATCAATTAGAACATACATTTCTACACCTTTATGCCAAGTCTTATCTACCGCTTCACCATATAAATTGATTCGCGTATCCGTTAAATTCACTTTATACAAAACAATTGCGGTCTGAACTACATCATCTACGAGTTCACGTGCTATATGTTTGAAAAAACGAACATCTCTTTCGGATATAAACTTTGGCATATTATCCTACATAAAGTTTAAGTGGAATTTTTTGCAACATAGCCTGATGTTGGTCTGCTACATCTTTCTGAATTTGGAATTGATTTTTACGAGAAAGTTCTTCCAAGTTTTCACGAAGTTGTTGTATAAGTGCATCCTTTTCTACTTGAGCTTCTGAACGCAATGCAGCACCATCTAATGAGACTTCCGCATCAGGTATAGGAATACTACTATATTTTTCTCTAACGGCACCTAACAGTTCTTTTGCCAATGCCAGTGTATATTTTCTTATCCATTGTTTTCCGACATCATTTATATCGGAGTATTGAATAAAGTCGTATGCAATATCGGAATAATCAGATATAGAATTACCCGTAGTATCTACAAATGCCGATTTAGCATTTAGGTCATCTCTTTTAATATATTCAAAGTATATTTTCTTAACCGACCTTTCAGATGGTATTGGAAATATTTGTAATTTGTTATTGACTATATTAAAAGTATATGCAGATTTACGAATATGGTCATTAAACTCAATGTGCTGCATACGAAGAAGGTCTTCAAATACCGGCATCATAAGGAATTGTGCCGCAGGTGAAAAGTTTCCAAAACCTAATTCACTAATAAGGTTAAGTGTTCCCTGTGCTCCAACGGAATACGGGTCAAAGAAACGAGTAATTGCCGGAATCTGTTCAAAGTAAACACGTGTTACATCAAATACAGCAGAACCGGTGAACATAGTAGAGAATGATTCGCCTGTTGCGGAATCTATTCCATCTTGTGTAAGGTCATAAGTTTGCACAGATGCTGATGTATTTACATATGCTCGTTTAATATCAACATTTCCGCCAACGCCTGCCAATGCTCCGTAATCTTGCGACATACGGAATATCATTGCTACCGATGTTCCATCAACTAATTTTTGTGAATAGTTGCTGACAGCACTTTTAGGTTTACCTCTTAATACTGCGAGATTATTTCTTATGTTAAACTGATTTACCTGTGCAGAATACTCACTAACTGCTTCCTCAAAACAGGCATAAAAATTTTCATCAATTAATTCCACATCAACAATCGGATAACCCAATCGTTTAGCACACCAAACAGCCGTTTTAGGGCCATCGGCTTGAAACTCCGCATCGCTATCATAGATGTTAAATGGGGTAGATCCCGATATTACTGAACCACTTCCTGGCCATTTTAAGTTTAGAGACATAAGAAATTGTTTACATTACTCCCTATAAATATAAAAAAATAAAAGAGTAACGAATTTCTTACACTAATCGTATTTTTATCTAACTATTTCTTCCCAACCAATAGCTGCCCATATAGTATTACCACCACCTGTAATTGCATCAGCTGCTACAGCTATTGTAAATTCTTGAAAACTACCGGTTAATGAATTTCTAGTAAGTTGATATCTGAAAACATCATCTCCTGTTAAATTTATTGTATTTCCACCTTGATTTGTTTGAGTAAAAAATCCGGTCTGAATAATTGAACCGGTTTGAAACGATGTTGCTGTTAAATTATATTCTACAACTGAGTTCAAACTACTTGAAACCCAGCTTCCTCCCGTAGTTGTTCCACCTGTTACTATCCAATAACCGTAATTTGCTGCTTCCTTTGCTGCAATAGTTAATTCTCTTGGTAAAACTATCGCATCTTTTTTTGACGAACGAAGACGAATGGATGCAACAGGATAATATGTGTTTGCAGAAGAAATTGTATATGGTAAATCTATCCTTGCTTTTGTAGTTTGTCTAACTCCACGTAATTGATACCCACCTTCGGAAATTACCGATGAACATATTTGCTTTAGTTTACTAGTTGTTCCGGTTGCACCTAAATTTTTTATTTCATACCGTATTGGTAAGCAAGCTGTATTTATATAGGTTTGATTTATATTATTTGCATGATGAAATATATGTGATGTATATAATTGTCCATCAACTACAAATCCACATCTTACTGATCCTGCGCCCAACCATTCAAAATCTTGCCATAATATCTGCACTTTTGTAAAATCTAATTCTACACCAGATGGTCCCTGACCATCCATTTTATCCACATTCCATAAAGATTGAGAGACTTCGGTATTTGTTGTTATCCCACTAACCGAACTTCTTTCAACAAATGATATATTAGACCCACTTAATTGTAAATAACATCCACTTTCAACACCAAAATACCCAACACGTTGTCTCAATTCAGGTTTTGCTGTTTCAAATGTAAAAGTATTTAGTACTAAAAGGCTTTTTCCCGGTTGATATGCAAATACTCTTGTCGTTTCTCTTATTATTTCCGTACCTGAGTTACCATCAACTTCCAAATCAATCAATCCTTGAGTTGCATTAAATGAAGCCGTTCCGGATCCAGATGTTTCCCATAAGCCATTATCTGAATATCTATGACTTGAATCAAATAGTGTAAAGGGTTCCGATACACGCAACCTATTAAACGCATCAAAGTTTGGAGTGTAAGCAAACTTAATTTTATCTGTGTATGTGTATGACATTTTTTATATTGTTTTCCATGAATTATTTCTGAATAAAAATGTTAAAGACATTTGGTCTATTTTCATTAATATATTATCGTGTCCATTTATTAATTGACCATTACTACCTTGAACTCTTATACCACGATTTCCGTAACTAATACTACCAGTTTCATCAGCTATACTTAAAAATTTTCCATCGTCTTGTGGAGATACCGTATCAGGCAAAGTTATTGTACATATACCACCTGCATAAGTTACACCATAATATTGGTAATTAAAACTCGCTGAGTATACTTCCGTTGTAATTTCTTTTGTTTGATAGATAAATCCATTTTTTGATATTGTTGTGCCAGTAACT